AATGCTTTGGCTATTTCCGCTGTGGCTCCTGCTGCTAATTGGGTAGCACGTGCATATGGTCCTATGACGGGTGCATTGGCTAATTTGCCTGCCAAATTACTAAGGACAGATGCTGGTTTTGAAATCACTCCTTCTGAGTATTCATCACCCGACTGTGGCGTTAGTGCCGTACTAGCCACTGAAGTGGGAACATCAAGTACAACATTTTCCATCCACCCGTACACTGCAACGGATACAGCAGTAGATGACAAACCACCCACGACTTTCAAGGGGGCTATATCATTCATCTGAAGGAGGCCCATAGTATCCCAATCACCAGTGGTAATATTGAATGCATCTTTGGGAAAGAAAAATGGTAGCACAATTTCTGCACCTTGATTTGTTGAGGGGTCCAAGTACACGCATGGTTGTTGTGATGCACGCATGATAGACCGTATAGGCATGGAGAGATTAGAAACAATATCTGTGCCTACATACGACTGATGTAATGGGGTATAATATGTAAGTACTCTACCATAGTGAAATTTGGATCCATTCACAACAAACTTAACGTGCATGTTACCTCTGCACAGCTTGAAATTAGTTATCCTATTTATCACACGTGGGTTTGTGAAGAATGATGTCCACGGATTGAAACCCTGGACGAAAGTTGTTCCAGGTGCCCATGTAAAGTCATATAACTTAATGGGTCTGGACAAGAAATTATTCAAGTCAAGGGGGTCGGATGAAGCAGTAGCTGTATTGTCCAAGGAATGACCAATGTCTGTTGTTACTGATAATAAATCGCAAAAATTCATTGTTGGTTCCATTCCTCCTGCCTCTGGACGTAGTGCCGATAATTCGCTTAACGGCGCGCGGTAACTCTGAGTGTTACAACTCTTTAAGTTCTTATAGTTTCCGAAGTGGTGTTCCGTGATGTAGGGTATCTCCTCCCCGCTACACCTGGGTTCTGGAAAATTCTGGATGGCGCATTCCTGCTGCAAACTCTTCCTTTGTTCACAGGGTAAATCAGCGACATCCTCAGCATGGTCATTTCCGTGATCATCCTGGGGTGTGAGTAGAC